ACATATATCTAGATGGGGAGAGAGTTTCTGTAAGTAGAGATACTTGGAACACTACTCAGTACGGAGAAGAGATTTGCATAGGATATTAATTTAAAAATAAATCAACAAAAGCTTTTTTTATCCAAATAAAAGTATTATCTTTACAAAAAACAAATATTATGAAAATTTCAAGACTAATTATTGAGAACGATTTTACAGGATATCTAGAAGAAAATTTTTTATTCGGATATGCTGAAGCTCTTACACTACTAACGACTAACACCAAAAAAGGCGGTGACTGGGAATGGATGCTAGAAGACTATCCAAAGAGTAAGTTTTCTATCTCTATCTTCAGCTCAAAAGATAACGACGTAGCTTTTATAGGTGACGTGAAAGAGACTAAATTATTTACAATCTCAGCTAAGAGAATAACAATGCTAGCAAAGGCTGGCGCATATTAATAAATAACCCTTAAAAACAAAAATTATGATAAAAAAACTAATTACAATCCAGAACCAATTAAAAGCCTCTAAGAGTCAATACAACTCTTTTGGTAAGTATAGCTACAGAAATGCTGAAGATATCTTAGAAGCGCTTAAACCGCTCTTAAATGAGCAAGGATTATTACTAACTGTAACAGACAAAGTAATTGAAGTAGCTGGTAACATGTTCGTAGAATGTACAGCAGAAATTACAGACGGTGAAGCTAAGGCCCACGTAACGGCACAGGCTGGTTTAAATCTAAACCGCAAAGGTATGGACAAGGCCCAGAGTACTGGAGCTAGTAGCTCATACGCTCGCAAATACGCTCTAGGAGGTTTATTTCTACTAGATGACACCAAAGACGCCGACGCTACAAATACGCACGGTAAAGCTCCAGCAAAGGCTGTTGTATTACCAGAGCTGAGTTTGTCAAGTGAGGCCTATTTAAAAGCCCTACAGGCAGTAACTAATAAGACTGTAACTGTAGCTCAGATAAAAGGCAAATACTCTTTAAAAGGTAAAGTATTAGAAACGTTGACAACTGCTGAAAACTCACCAGCTTAAAAATTTGAGTAAGAATAAATAAGTATTATATTTATAGCAAGTTAATTAATTAAACGGCAATTTTGCCAACACTAAAATCAGGCCTTTAAGAGAGGCATAAAATTATGAGTACAATTATATCAATCGGTATCAACAAAGAGAAAATTCAATTTAACGACAAGGGCTGGGCTAATATCTCAGTATTTGTAAACGACGAGACCAATGTATACGGTCAAAATGTAAGCGCAGCAATGGACCAGACAAAGGACCAGAGAGACGCTAAGGAACCTAAGCAATATATCGCTAACGGTAAGGTAGTCTGGACGGATGGCAAGATTACTGTAGCCGACAAGGTAGAGCAGCAAACTGGGGCCTCAGAGCAGTCTGAAGCTGGACGAGCTACACCAGACTTACCATTTTAACTATGGCTTAATTATGGGGGTGTAAAAGCCCCCTTATTTATTAATTAACTTAAAGCCAGATTATGATAACAGATATTGAAAAAATAAAGGGCAAATTATATGATGTAAAATATGACCGCATAGAGCAAGGTAAGGGCTTGGGCATTGAAGAAATAGACGAACATTTGAGATTTAAAGCTGGAGCTTTTAACATTTGTATCGGACACGCTAACACTGGAAAAACTACAGTTATATTGTACTTAATGATGGCTTACGCTTTGAAGCATGGCAAAAAATGGCTAGTATTTAGCTCAGAAAATAGTGACTATAGTATAGCCCGTAAATTATTAGAATTCAAGACTGGTATACCAATACAGAAAATACCAGATGCACAAATTGAAACAGAGCTATCCTGGATAAATGACCACTTTAAAATCATGGCAGTGGATAAATTATATAGCGCCAGAACCTTAATGAATGAAGCTAAGCAAATACTAGACGTTTGGCATTTCGACGGCTTACTAGTAGACCCTTACAATTCACTGATTAAGGATGTAACGTTACTTAAGCAAGTTGGAGGTCATGAGTATGACTATCAAATAGCAAGCGAAATGAGACTATTTTGTAAAGAGAATAATGTAACACTATGGTTAAACGCTCACGCTGTAACTGAAGCTCTAAGAAAAAAACACCCTAGCGGTCATGAGTTTGAAGGATTACCACAGCCATGTAGTATGGCAGACGTTGAAGGTGGTGGAAAATGGGGTAACAGAGCGGACGATGTTATAAGTACTCACAGGTACACACAACACCCAACGCGCTGGATGGTTTCAGATATACATGTAGTGAAAGTAAAAGAAACTGAGACAGGCGGACGGCCAACTAGTTTAGACGCGCCAATATCCTTAAGGATGCAACCCAGTAACGTAGCTTTTACTGTAGCTGGTAGAGATATAATAAACCATAGTAAACCATTACCTACAATGATAGTACCTAATCAATCACCTAAATTAGCATTTTAATGAGCAAAAATAAAGCCCTGGAATTACTGGCCCAATATCACCCTGAGTACATAAAGATGGCTAAGGCAATAGCTGGTAATAACAATGAAGTATTTAACTATGCTGAAGACTTTGTACAGGAGGCCTATTTAAAACTATCCAGATACGAGGATTTATTTGACAAAGTTGTAAACGACAAAGGCAAAGTATCTAAGGGCTATATGTTTTTTGTACTAAGGTCAATAATACTAAACAGCATTAAAAAGAAATCTAATTTAAAGTATAATCATTTAGGCAGTCAGTACGATTTTGAAGAAAAATATAATTGGATAGACGAGGGCCAGGACCCTGGAGTGGTTTCTCTGGAGGCAATAGAGATTAAGATGTACCAGATTGTAAAAGATAATGCCAGCTGGTTTGATTATGAGTTATTTAAAACTTACTTAACTACTGGTAAGAGTTTCAGGACCATAGCCACAGAGAGTAAGATAGGGATTAGAACAATTTATTTAAGCATTAAAAGAAGCAAATTACTGATAGCAGATAAACTGCACGAAGATTACCAGGATTATTTAAACGGTGATTTTCACTTAATTTAATAACCACTAAATACCAAAATTATGAGTACAGAACAAGAGTTAAACGACAGGATTTTTTTATTAAACAGCGAGGGTTTAAGCCCTGGAAAAATTGCGCAAAAAGTAAGGATTAAAAAGAGTGCAGTAATTGAGATACTAGGCGAAAGTAAAAACAACGGCTTAGGCGATATTGTAACGCAATTTACAGAGGTTACGGGAATTAAGGACCTAGTAGAGGCTGTAGTAGATGACTGCGGCTGTAAGGCACGCGCTGCGGTTCTAAATAAAGTGTTTCCTAACAAAAAACTTAAAGACCTTCTAACAGATGACTATAATTTTTTAAAGTCGTTCTTTGAACCTAAAAAGCCTACTAGCGTAAACATACCTACACAGACCAGGTTAGTAGAGGTATTTAACCATGTATTTAGCGCTAAGCGTGAGGTCTCAAACTGCGGCCCATGTTTGGCTGGTTTGGTTAATCAATTAGAAAAAATATACTATGCTGCTAACAACCAGTAAGCTTAAAAAAATGAGCTTGAAAGAGCTTAACGACGTAGCAGACGAGTTCGCTACTAGGCTATCCTGGCAGAACCAGGTAGGCAAAGACAAAGAAGACCCAGAGGGCTACAAAAGACTAGCCAGCGAGCTGTACCATATAGCTCAGATTATAGAACAAAAAGAAATTGACAAATCCCAAAAACCCAGCGTAAATTATGGCAAATAAAAAACATGCAGACGTAAGGCCCAGATTACAGGGCCAGAAATTAGCCTCATTTGAGTTTTTCAATAACAAAGAGTCCAGGGTATTGGTTATAGGCGATTTACATAGCCCATTTGACCTGGACAGCTACTTTGACCATTGCGTAGAAGTCTACGAGCGTTACAACTGTAACCAGGTAGTTTTTATAGGTGACGTGATAGATAACCATTACAGCTCATATCATGAGACAGACGCGGACGGCCTAGGAGGTGGCCAGGAGCTGGAGCTAGCTATAAAGAGGCTAGAAAGATATTACCACAGATGGCCCGACGCTCATGTTACTGTAGGTAATCACGATAGAATTATAATGCGTAAGGCACAATCAGGAGGCGTCCCAAAACAGTGGATTAAAGATTACTCAGAAGTACTAAATACACCTAACTGGAAATTTGTTACAGACGTAGAAATAGACGGCGTTTTATACATCCACGGTGAAGCTGGGACAGCTAAGACTAAAGCGCGCTCAGATATGCGTAGCACGGTCCAGGGCCATTTACATACCCAGGCATACACTGAGTATTTTGTAGGAGCTAACTCTAGAGTATTTGGGACACAGGTAGGGTGTGGTATTGATGCTAAAAGTTACGCTATGGCTTACATGAAAGTAGGAAAAAAACCAGCGATAGGATGCGCTGTAGTATTAGGCGGAAAGACCGCAGTTAACGAATTAATGATTTTATAACATGAAAAAAGACAAAGACCCAGAAACGATAAAGCTAACAGTAGAGTCTGTAAACCAGGTACTAGAATATCTAGCGACAAGACCATACAATGAAGTAGCCCAACTTATTAATAACATACAAAAACAAGCATAATGAAAGAAGATTTAAAATTTACAGCCTGGATAGTTACTATCTTTTTAGTAGCCCTAACAATAGCCTTAGTAATAGCCTAAATAAAAAACATGAGTAAAGACAAGATAAATGAAATGAGAGATACGATACTACGTGAACCATGTTTAGACTGTAGTTGTGAAATAGGTGGTAAAAGCCTATGCAGTGAGTTTTATAGGAGCTATAGCCATGACCTGGACGAGTTGCTAGATAACCCCCCATTTGGCAACCAGGACGTCGCAGCTGAGCGCAAAGCCACACCCATATACTCTGGAGTCTTAATGTATTTTCCAGACGCTATAGAAGCTGTAGCACAATGTAGCCAGCGAGGCAATGACCAGCACCATGCAGACAAGCCACTACACTGGGACAGGTCCAAATCAGGGGACGAGTTAGACGCATTAACAAGGCACTTAATGGATGCTGGAACGTATGACACCGATGGTATAAGGCATAGCGCAAAAGTGGCCTGGAGGGCCCTAGCAAACCTACAAAAAGAGATTGAGCAAGAAAATATGTAAATTTTTTTTAGTACCAAAACCCCAGTAAAATTAGGGCTTACAGAGATGTGAGCTCTTTTTTTTTAAATTATTTTCAAAAAAGCTCAGGTTTAACTAATAAAGGTTCGTATCTTTGACCCAAGCAAACAAACAAACGCTTAAAATTAGACACCATGAAAAACGTAACAAAATTAGAAACAAAATTAGCAGAATTAAAATTAGACTTAAAATTATATAACGCTGGAGCGGTGATAGTAGAAGCTTACCAGATGGAATTATCTTATAACTTCTTTGAAAATGAAAGAGAGCTTTTTAGTAATAATAGTTTTTTCAGATGCGGTCAAGTTAATTTAACCTCCAAGGCTGTAGCTCACCACATGTACATGGTAAACGGTAAGGACGATAAATTTCTTAAGAAGCTTTTATCAGCTGTTAAGCTAATCGAAAAACATGACGCTATGTGGGCATGCTTAGACGCTCATGAGGATTTAAACTAAAAACTAACGGGGGTTCACGCCCCCATTTAAAACTATAATAATATGAGACCTAGACAACTAATAAACACCAATACCCTGGATATAATAGAGCAAGCTGTGCAGACAGTAACAGGCTGCGATATCATGCTTAAGACACGCGTTAAAGGACACGTACAAGCTCGAAGTATATTTTGCTTCTATGCCAGGAGCTACGGGGTAACCCTTGAAAATATAGGGGTATGGCTGGGCAAGGACCATGCTACAATATTACACGCTCTTAATAAGTACAGTATAGAAGTAGATTACGATAAAACCTATAGGGCTAACTCTAACAGCGTTTCAGAGATATTGAGTAGTATTACTCCAGATGAAGCTATAAGTGCCACAGACACGCTCTTAGAAGCTCTAGAGATACAAAACAAAGCTCTTAAGTTAAAGGTAATGGAATTGCAGCAATTAGTAGAACCAGAAAAAAGAGGTATAGACGATATCCTAATAGGTATACCTGAAGGCCGTATAGAGTTTTTTAAGGACAATCAATTAAAGTCATTTGTATCTATGGAGCGCGCTATAATGAAACAGGACCAGGAACGTGAAGCCCAGAGAGCTATCGATAGAGCGGACAAAGCGGCCTTTAAAACAGCCAGCATGTATGAAGATGGCGCAGAACGTAACGGCGACGCAAAAGTTTTTATGTACCTAAGCTCTTAAGCTCCAGGCCTTTGCAAACTAATTTAAAAATAAATCAAAAAAGCTCAGGTTTAACTAATAAAGGTTTATATATTTGCAGTGTAGAATAACTACAACCACTAAAAACTAATATTATGATATACACAATAGAACAAATCAGAGAATACAAAGAGCAAATGATAGACGGCGTAGCTCGCGCCAAAAAATCAATAGCTTACGAGCTGAG